TACTAGGGCAGCCTTTAAAGCGGCTGCTAGGACCGCTAAAAAGCGTTAAGGAGCGGGTAATAGGCCACCCTCAAAGAGGTATGTACCAAAGTGCCCCAGCTGCGCCCACGGTGCTGCCCATACCTTCAGGCCAGCCTCTCTAGCCTTCCAGCAGAAAAAGTAGTCCTCAGACAGCAGTCTCTCTGTGCCTGGTTCAATAGCACAGGCAAAGTATTCTGTGATCCACTCTTGTTGTTCCACGCCTTGGCCTATAAACCCTACGTCATTCTTGTACTTGTTGACCACCTTCTTCATGCGTTCAAACGTGCGTCTCTTGATCAACATGAACCCTGTTCCCCCGTTAAAGATTTCCACAGGCTTGTCCACAGGTACAGTCACTGACCCTTGATAATCTTTGAGGTTGATCACTAAAGACCCTGTTCTGTTCTTCCACTGGTCTACGGGTACACCTTCTGCAGCTGCTTGTGCGACTCCAGCCCAGTTGATCTCCTTCTTAGGGTAAATGCCACAGATGATGTCCTTGTCGGAATTGATCATCTTCACAATATCACCTGGGTGGAACTTGATGTCTGCGTCTATAAACATCAGGTGGGTGTATTGTTTGTTGGTCATGAAAGTATGCGCCAGGGCGTTCCTACCACGCTGTATAAGGCTTTCGTTGAACATAGCAGAAAACCCCATGCTGATCCCGTTCTGCTGCAGTGCGTGCCCCAGAGTAATCAGGGATTGGGTAAAGTAACCTGTACACATACCACCGTACATGGGGGTTGCTACAAACACGTTGATCTTCTTCTCTTTCTTCTCTGCTTTCACTTCTGTCACTTCTTTTTTCTTACGAGTTGCCATGATAAATCCTTGTTGAGTTAAGAAAAGGCATACTGTGGATTACGGGGGTATGCCAGCTCCCGTCCTAACTCCCAGGGTTGCCCTGGAGTTCGCATCCACTGCTGTGTTGGTGGGACGTGCGGGGATCGAACCCACGACAAACGGATTAAAAGTCCGCTGCTCTACCATCTGAGCTAACGTCCCTCTTGACCGTCTTTGTACCCTTCCGAGTAAGCGAGTGTCCACAGTTCTTGCAGACTCATGTTAATGAACCTCACGAGATGTCTTCTATTCTCAGCACATATTTGCCCGTCTTCAAAGACTTTCTCCACCCGTGGACGTGTATCTTGATGTTGGCTTTCCTCACCCATGAGATGGTCTCACTTTCTTGTATCTTCTTAATTCTGGTGGACACTGCACTGGCAGTCACTTGCACCGCCAGTACCTCATTCTCTTTGATGGCTAGCAGATCACACCAACCCCAGAGGTCCTGTCTAATGCGTGCAAATGGATTCCAATGCTCGACTATAGACACTAGATAACCTTCCTCTCTGAGGTAGGCTAGAGACCGCTGGGTGGGGCTGATCTTCTTAGTTGCCATCAGAAGGGCACGTCGTCATCAGCTGCAGCAGCCTTCTTAGCGTAACCAGGAGTGACCTCACGGTCTTGCATCTTAATACCCTGTTCTTGCAGACGTTTCTTCTTCAGCCAGTTGTCTTCCTTGACCGAGAGCAAAGTGTTGCCTCTGGAGGTATCCTTCTTCCACGCACCCAAATACAACTTCTCACCCCGTTTGTAATCCATCTCCAACAAGACGTAACCAGAATAGTCTGGTGACATCTCATGTTTGCGGTCAGATACCTCGTTCCAGTACATAACACCCTTACCTGGGGTCTCTGGATAACCACCTACGGCTGGTTTCTTTTCATATGGCATTGTGTGTTCTCCTTATAAATCTATGGTTTCTGCGTCTGTGGGAATGTGAGTTGCTGGGTCTACACCAGCCTGGGCAATAGCACTTCTGAGTAAGATGCGTTGATGGCTGCTGAACTTGTCCACCACCATCTGGTTGCAAACGTACAAAGACATGATCTTGTCTGTCTTCTCTTGTACTTTCAGTTTGGCAGAGCTGTTAATACGCTCTACAAGCCCTTTATAAGCCTCTATCCACTCTTCTGGCGAGTGGTGGGCACTGTGTGCCTCTTCTAGGTTTGGGACGAATAGAGGCCATTCTGCTTGTTGCTGTTCTTGTACCACTTCTTTAATGACCTCAACTGGAGTCGGTGGTACAGGATTTTGGTCTTGTCGGGTAGGTTGGAAATCCTGTACTTCTTCAGGCGTATAGACACCGACAACACAGCCTGGATAGACCGATCTGATACCCTCAGAGACGCACCTAGCACGCAACATTGCCCTGGGATAATTGCGCCAGTTGTCCTTGTTGGCAATACCAATGAGTTTGGCCTTTGCGAGTGTCCAGGTAACTTCAAGGCTGCCTCCCGCTGGATGGCTAAATATTCCCGTGACTTGCTCATCCTCGTATACCTTCCAATTAACTGCACCACCCGCTTGTTGAAACCTGGCTAACATGGCATCAGCCTTGAGAGCTGGACGGCCTTGAATGACGTGGTAGTCCCGCATGGCTATGGCGGGGTGTAAGTCCTCTGCCTGGCACAGCAGCATGATTGCCATTGCCTCTTGTGGGTTTTTGAACCCGAACATCTTAGAACCAGCTGCTACTTCTGCCATAGTCTGGATGTCATTCAGGGGTATTAAGTTGTTGCTCATTAGGTTTGCTTTCGTTAAAAGTTAGGAGTGCGTCTGCGAGTGCAAACGAGGATGCTGCAATTTCTTCTACAGTTGCAAATTTAGAGTAGGCATAGGAAACCATGCCCGCTGCTATGTGTGTTGCCACCCAGAGACGGGTTTCTATCCCGTCATGCTGGGTCACCAGGCCACTTGTGGGATTGCGGTGTAGAAAGGGGTAGACTTTGTTCATTCTTGTCCCCTTGCACGAATATCAAAAGCCATTTGTTTGTGCCATTCAGCAATCTTTGCACATTTCTCACGCTCATGTTCTGCCACCAACTTGGCAAACTCTTTTAGTTTATCTAACCACATTGGCTCGCCATTGACATAATCGTGCGGTAACTTGACCTTATTGGCAATCTCTATGATTTCTTCTTTAGTCATTAGAGTACTCCTTATGCACCCAGACGGTCATCTTGTCACGGGTTGTACCAGCGTCCACAATGAGTCCCTTCTTCACCAGCTCTGCACGCCTGGAGCGATATGTACTCTTGTGTGTGTTGAAATAGATGTTTAACTGTTCGTCATTAAAGCCTATATAACCACGATCAAGAGCATAATCAAGGACTTTCTGCTGGATGTCTGTGATCTTGTCTATCACGCCTTCTGCAGCCTGTCTGGAGGTTACTGGGTCTGTGCGTCTGTACTTGGTGAACAGATCGTGTTGGTAGGGGTTAAAGTCCATCATCATGATTTCACCAAAAACCTTCTGCTACCAGGTACTGGACGCACAAATTGTTCGTAGATGTCGGGCATGGACTGCTGGAACAATTTAGAGTCGAACTTCATGCTGGCCTTGGCGTTCTTCCAGGTTGCCAGCACCTTGTTGTCTATAGACACAAGTGTGCCCTTGTCTTCCATGTAGCCTTGAATCATGGTCTGCAGCTGTGCCTCCTGTGCCTCCAGAACCTTGATTTGATCCTTGATGTTGGCAAGAGTACTACAGGCCATCTCTACGCTCTGTGAGGCCGTTTTAAGGCTTTCTGTGGACGTTGGGAACATCACTTTAGTTTGTTCCAAATCTTCTGGGGGATATGGGCTATTTGTTTGTACTCGTGCCCAGACTTCAGCCAGTTGCCACAGGAGTTCTGTTTTCATCTGTTCTGTGACGTGCACGGGGAACAGCTGCAGTTCCTGTCCACCAAAAAGGACTGCCAGGTAAACCTTCTCGCAACCGTACACCAGTGCCTCGTGGATGCACTGTGCCATGTCTGCGGGTGGGATCAAGCCTGGTTCAAACTTGTTGCGGACTGCTGCGTTGTAGTTCTTGCATTCCACCAGGATGGTTTGTCCATCTTCTTTACCGACAAAATCAAAATGTGATTTCAGCCAAGCCTCTTTAGGATGCGTGATTGCGTCCTCAATCTTGTGGAGTTCTACCTTTAAGCGTTCAGATGCAAGTCTACCGATGACAGGTTCAAAGACGTGGCCCATCTGGACCGCCTCGATGTTAGACAAGTCTGGTATTTCCATCTGGCCTGTTTTGGTCAAGATGACCTCGTTGGCCTTGCCCATAGCGATGCGCCTGGAGTCTCCAGACCACATGGCTGAGTTGCGTGTTGCGGGAGAGAAATCACTCATGTTTGTGCCTTTTAAGGAAAGTTAGGAATATGTGGACTAGCCACAAAGTGGATTATACATATAGATGATTAGTCTGCAAGTAATCTGTTAGACCTCATTGGGGTGAATAAGTGGGAGAAAACAACTAAAATTTAAAACACACCATAGGCTAGGGTGCTTGTTTCCAATAGGAAAACCACCAGAGAAAAGTACCCTGTGGATAACTTTTTTACTGGTAATCATGCTCTCGCATGGGCATTCTCGTTTATCTAACTTATGTCCCATTAAGGACACCCCTGTTTTCACTACCCCGAGGGAATATGCTCCCAGGAGATACAAGCAGAGTTCAGTACGTTTATCGGGATTGGTCATGCCTACCGCACCCAGGGACTGGTGGTCCATCCCCGTAGTGCGAATAATATCATTTACCAGAAAACAGCCCAAATAATAAAAACTATCGAAAAGACAAAACCGATAGCTAAAATCAATGAGTCATCCTCGTCAATAGCATACAGGTCATGGGGTTCATATATGGTGTAATCATTGTGGCCTGGGAAAGCTTCATATAGTGTTCTTTTGTACCGTTCGGTGGTGTGGTTACCGTCTTGCCAAGTCTTGTACTTAATCATGGTTTACCTCGTTAGGATTATGGTGAACAAAATAGCGCACCCACTAACCCACATTGTGAGTTAGTAGTTGAGTTATTATGTTTTAAATAGTGCAGCAGCCGCAACAGGGCGCATCCTCACAGCGGCCCTGTTTATTTCTGTAATATTCATTACCACCGATATTAAAAATATTGGACCTGTAAAACGGTTTACCAGCTGCTGCAGCAAGTAATATTGCAGCCCTGGTGCTGGTGTTGTATTCGATATCATCTCCAGGGTTTATTGTTTTCCCTGTTGCCTGACATCTTCCCCTATATTTTGCCTTCATTGTCTTAAGCATAATGAACCCCCTTAACTTGAGTAAACCCGCTGCTATCGTGTTTTGCCTTACCCTTGGCATACAATGCCACTACCACAGTCTTAGGTTCAATATGTCTTACATCGGTATTGTCACCGTCAATAGTCACCCAGCCCCTAAAAGTATTGGGTATATCTTCACGGTCCTTAAACACAACAGCAACCCTACTATTCGCTGGGTTTAATATTCCCTTAATGGTTACATTGTGAGGGGTTATACCAGAGTAAGAGTAAGTTAAATCATAATTGCCTGGTGTCTTCCCTTCTAAGTTACGGCTGGGGTGTTTTGTGTAATCATAGAATTGGACATTGGGAAATAATTGGAAAATATTTTTATTGTCCATTACCTCGAGGTTTTCATAAGTAATATCACTAGTACCGTTAAGACGGATTAAAAGAGTTAAACCCTTCTTAGCAGCTGTATTTTTATAAGACCAGATATCGGCTGCAATACTCAACAAGAAAGCTTGACGGTTTTCTAGATAAAACCTGGTTTTACTTTCTCTCGCCAGCTGCACACTAGTGAATTTACCTCTTCCCGCATCCTGTAAACAAGGGTTAAGACACCCAGCAAGTTTACTCAACGGGCATATCTTAATTGACGGTTTTAGGTAAACAATAGCGGTATAAAACCCTATCTTTTCACCCTTCACGGTTTTAGCACTAGCATCTCCCAGGATTGTTTTGTAGGGTAATCCAAGGGTTTTCAATTGTTGTTTATACGGGTTCTTCATGGTGTTTTCTCTCGAGTTAGGATTAAGAGGTTTATTACATATAGGTCAATATGTAACGTAATGATTATAGGGTTAGTTGACGAGATGTCAAGTCCCTAAGTGATATATTTATTGTAAATATTGTGTAAAGTTTGATGATAGGTTTTAACTATGTATAATATGTATTTAATAGGGAGACGTACATCTAATTGAAGATAGAGGTGTGTGTCTATATAGTTAACAGGGTATGCAATAGGTTAGCTGCTACTTTGCCTGGGGGGTTTCCACACCTCGTTATCATATTGACTAGATACGGGTGGGTGGGTGGCTTGGTGCATGGCCTACACGTCATGACCTCGATGGCCCACCTAAGATGGGACACGGTCCAGCTCGATGCAGCTGCTGCCTGATACAGCCAGAGTGCTATTTGATACGAGCAGTGTTATGTTAAGTTATGGGATTTGGGTGTGAGCACTTACTCACAGCGTTTTATGTAAGTGAGCGGTTACTTCATGGGGACGGAGGGTGCTGTATGCGTGACCCCCACTTCTCGCCCACCCCAAAAAAATTATGTGTTTTCCCCGCAGTTGCCACTAGGGGTTGAGGTCATGTGAGCGTGTGCTTGCATGGCCTCTTTTTTTATGTATACTCAGGGTTATCTGACGAGGTGTAGAGTATGCAAAGAATAGAGATAGTAAAAGGTGTAGAGATGCCTAGTCCAAAAGTAATCTTTGATTACCCTTATGAGGAGATGGACGTGGGGGACTCGTTTGCTGTGCCTGTGGAGTATCGGGACAAGGTATACAACGCCAACTACAGGGCGGGGAAGAGGCTGGGGTACAAGTTCACTTGTAAGAGTAACGGGAACACATTGCACGTCTGGAGGGTAGCGTAATGGCACAAGGTGGCAAAGTAATAGCGTTGGTCAGTGAGGAGTTCACTCTGGTGGGCAGCCACAAGATCACGGCAACTGATTTGCTGGACCAATACATGGTCTGGAGGTTGAAAGACACGATGAATGACTGTCAGTTTTACGGTGAGTTAGATGATGTCACGCTGGCCTGTAGGGTGCTGCTGAGGTTTATGGGGGAAGACGTTGGGTAATCTGCTCTGGGAAGAAGAAGACGAACTGAGGGCACGGTGTCGTGTCTTGTGGGAGAGTCTTGTCCAGGTGCAGAGAGAGAAGAATAAATTGGTAGCAGAGGCATATGGGTATGGATTTGCAGAAGGATATGCAACAGCAGTTGTACGCATCTCGTGTGAAACTCAAGAAGGAAATGCAACGTGCCCTCGCTTGCATTAGTAAACCGAGTAAGAGAAAGCTGGCAAAAGAGTGGCGTGAAACATATTCGGAGTTGTTTTACAAAGAGTTGATCAGCTGTGCCAAGAACAAAGAAGTGCGACTAGAGATTGCCAGGTGGGATGACGAAAGAATGGGGAAACCTGAATGAACAAAATAGCAGTGATCACGCCTTATTACAAAGAGAGTTTAGAGACGTTGAGTAAGTGCATGACGAGTGTGGGTCACCAGACGCACAATCATGTGTATCACTTCATGGTGGCAGACGGCTATCCTAATGAGGTGGTGGAGAAGTTGTCCTGGATCAAGCACATCACATTACCCAACAATGCGGATTTTGGAGACACACCCAGAGGGGTGGGGGCTGCGGTAGCGTCTGCACAGGGGTACGACTACATTGCCTTTTTGGATGCAGACTGTTGGTATGAACCCAATCATCTAGAGACAATGTTGGGGGTCATGAAGGAAGCCAACGTGGACGTGGTGACCTGTCCTAGAAACCTCTACAGAGAAGATGGCTCGTGGATGTGCGTGGATGAGGAGTCAGACGGGTATGACTTTAACGACACCAACTGCTATTTGTTCGGGCCTACAGCGCATCACCTGGCACGCAACTGGATGTTCAAGAGTAGAGCTGACTGTGCGGTAGGAGACCGTCATATGTGGGCAAACGTGAAGGCTCATAATGTCAGGGTAGCCAGATCATTAAAGCCTACTGTGAATTACTCGACTAGGGTAGTGCAGCACTACAAGGCGGTAGGAGAAGTGCCACCCGTTGATTCACAAATGATCATGATGACAGACAAGACAGTAGAGATTTATAAACTAGCCAGGATGATTTACAAATGATGCAACCCCAGATTCACTGCTTACACTGGCCTAATGTAGACCGTCTCATTGTCAACGCTCACAAAGAAACCTGTGAGCATTTAGGCTTGACGGTGAACTACACAGAACAAGAGATACCTCACGGGATTTGGATGGACAACATCATGATGTCGAGCATGGCAGAGGTGAAGTTGTTCCTGGACATTGACTGTGTGCCACTCAACAAAGAGATTGTGGACAAGGCTATTTCATTTGCCCTCAACAACAAGAGCATGGTGGGGATTGCCCAGGTGAGCAATCACATAGCACCCTATTCACATATCTATGCAGCCCCCGCTTTCTTTGCCATTCACAGAGACATCTGGGACGATATGGGCAGACCGTCATTCTGCGAGAATGAAACCTGTGACGTGGGCGAGAACGTCAGCTATGCTGCTGAAATCTACAAGGTCAAATACAAGACTCTTTATCCAACACATTACTTTAAAGAACCTGAAGGCGGTGCGTGGGACTTACACACCTACGGAAAGTATGGCATTGGGACGCATTTTGAGGGTGGCGTGTTCCATTTGTATCAAGGTAGGATGCTTGACAATGCCAGGCTCTTTTACAACGTCTGTAAGGGCATTCGCAGCGGTGAGTTCAAGCATACCAACATGACCCCCTGTAGAACACCCCTATGAACTTCAACCTCCAGCAGTTCTACAAGTTCTGTAGTGAACTCAAGATTGAGACCAAGGAAGAGGGTCTCAAGAAGATGGGCAAACTCCTGGGGACTCAATCGTATGTGATGGGTGAAATTGATAAAGGGTTAAAAGAAGATGTCCACTTTTTCGTCATACTCAAGGGAAGGCAGTTGGGGATCACCACAGTGTCGTTGGCATTGGATTTGTATTGGCAGTTCACACATCCTGGGTGGCAAGGAACACTCGTTGCAGATACAGAGGAGAACAGGGATATGTTCCGCTCAACATTGGGAATGTACATTGAGGGTCTACCCAAAGAGTACAAGATTCCGCTGGTGGCCCACAATCGCAACCAAATGGTCCTCAAGAACAGAAGTCGTATTTTCTATCAGATTGCGGGAAACAAAGCTCGACTGGGCCAAGGTAAGGCTATCACTTACTTACATGGTACAGAGACCGCATCTTGGGGAAATGAAGAAGGACTAGCCTCTCTCATTGCGTCACTTGCAGAGAAGAACCCAGAACGTCTATACCTTTTTGAGTCCACAGCTCAAGGGTTCAATATGTTCCACGATATGTACAAGACCGCTAAGAAGGCACGCACCCAGCGTGCGATCTTCTGTGGCTGGTGGAGAAACGAATACTACAGCGTGGACGCTGAGTCTAAAGAGTACAAAGTGTATTGGGATGGCAAACTCAAGTCTGACGAGAAAGAGTGGGTCAGGGAAATCAAGAAGTTGTACGGGGTGGAGGTCAACAGCAGACAGATGGCTTGGTGGCGGTGGAAGATGGCAGAGGGGATCAAGGACGAGACCCTCATGTACCAGGAGTTCCCGCCTACCGAGGACTATGCGTTTGTAATGACTGGCACAAGTTTCTTTTCTAACAGTCGCTGCACAGACGCAGCCAAGTATGCAAAGGGGTTGGACTATGAGTGTTACAGATACGCATTTGGGCAACTCTTTCAAGATACAGAGTGCCTTCAATCAACAGACCGTCTCGCTTCCCTTAGGATATGGCAACAACCAGTTGACTCAGCCTACTACGTCATCGGTGCTGATCCAGCCTATGGCTCATCAGACTGGGCCGATAGATTCTGCATACAGGTGTTTCGAGTATATGCGGATGGTCTTGATCAAGTGGCAGAGTTTGCAACCTCAGAACTCAACACCTACCAATTCGCATGGGTTATTGCTCATCTGGCGGGGGCCTATAAGAATAGTACGCTCAACCTAGAGGTCAACGGCCCAGGTCAAGCCGTCATCAACGAACTCAGAAACCTCAAACGCCTGGCAGCTGCCATGACGGGAGACACAGGCCGAGGCTTGATGGACGTGCTGGGCAGTATGTCCAACTACATCTGGAGACGCATGGACAACATGGGTGGCCTCTCCTCCTCCATCGGGTTTGTGACTAGTTCCAGTTCAAAAGAGCGAATGCTGTCCTACATGAAGGATTATTTTGAACGGGGCATGATGGGCATCTTCAGCATGGACACGCTGGAAGAGATGAAAGGCATTGTGCGAGAGAACGGGTTTATTGGTGCACCAGGCCGTGGCAAGGATGACCGAGTGATAGCAGCTGCTCTAGCAACGATTGCGTGGGCAGAACAAGTGCAGCCAAGACTAATTGGTATGCGTCTGTCTAAAGAGATGTCTCTCAAACAAGACGAGTACACGCCAGAACAACTTGCAGTGGGCAAGAATGTATCCAACTACTTAAAGATGATCGGAGTCTACGGTGGAAAAGACGCACGCTCTTAGCAAACAACAGCTCATGAAAGAGATCAAACTGTTCTTCAAGGACAAGGACAGGGGCATTTCTATTGAACTATTTGGGGAATTGGCGGGTTTATCTAAGCTGCACATGGAAGAAGTGTTTGTCAGAGAGACCAGACCCTTGACTGAATACACCCAAAAGAGGGTTAATAGGGCTTATGCCATCTGGAAAACGGGTAGAGTCAAGATTATGCGTAAGTATTCTGGGCACAGATATGTGGATTTCAGGAAAGAACCAGTTGTTCCTATGGTGTCTCAGCTCAAGAT